CAGGTAAGCCGTAACCTGCACCTGTAGATTTTTCTGTTTTAAGAATATCCCAATAGTCAGAAGGTCTTAATACAATTCCATTAACAGGGAAGTTTGCGTTTTCTTGTTTTGCGATTTCATTGATTAACATTTCTACTTTGTTCTTACCTGTAATAATTTCAGTAGATGCAGTAGCTTGTGCCGCTAATATTGTATTAAAAGCAGCGTTTTCAGCAAATGCGTAATCTCTACGTAAAGCATTAGGAATGAATGAAGTTAAGAACGGCAAGTTATTAGCCATCTTTTTAGAATAACGTGTAAATCCTGCAATAAAATCAGTATTAACATCAACCATTGTAAAGTCATAATCCAATTGGTTTTTGTTAGCACCTTCAACTTGTGCGCCTACTACACCCTCTGCACCTGTTTCTCTTACAAATGTATAAGTACCACCGCTAATTGATACAGAACCAACAAGATCAGCAACATCCACCATTTGTGACGGTGTCTTAACAACATCAAAGTTATAATCTTTAGGTTGTGAGCCTGTTAAGTTTACTGGCAAAGTCATATCGCCAACTACTTTAGTCTGTACCGCATTTCCTTTGCGAACTTCACTAATTCCTTTAAAGTTTTCAGTAATAGACTTAACTAATACATCCTCTCTTTTGTTGCTAGTGTTAACCGCTTTTTCTTGCAATTTAACGTCTAATTTATCAGCGTGTTCTTGAATTGCTTTTAAATCGTTTTTAAGTTCCAATACAGCAGCATCTTTATCAGCTACCATTTTAGCCTCTAATGCATCAATTAGGTTTTTAACCTCAACTGTTTGTTCTGCTGATTTTGTTTCAACTTGTGCCTTAATTCCTTCTAAGGCTGTTTTAATTTCTAATGCTTCCATCTTTGTGTTTGTGTGTTAAATTTTGAATTGTTTTAAGTAATTTAATGCAAGCGACTCAATCTTATGAGTATCCTCTTCGGATGGCTCACTCGTTAGTGCTTTTAGTAAGTTTTCAATTTCTTTTAATCTGGTATCAGAATAATTTAAATTGTATGATTTTTCAATAAGTTGCATTATACCGTAATGAGATTTAATACTTTTAATATCTTGTACAGTACTTAATTCATTAGCTCCCCATGAAGATAGAAATGAATATTCCATTAACTTATATTCCGTTATAATGCTTTTATTCTTTTGATCTCTTTGCAATACGTTATAACCTATAGATAGCTCTGCATTTAAGCCACTATCATGCATTAACTTTACATCTGTGAACATATCTCTACCTAACTCTTTTTTCATGTTAAATTGAGTAGTAGTCAATAAACCATAAGCATCTTTAGTGTCAATCAATAAAGGGACACCAACCATCATAGTAGGGTTGTGATCTTTTAGTACTCTTATTCTTTTGTAATTTTCAGATACCGATTTATCAAAAGAACCAAAAGCAGATATGTCGCCATCAGAATCTTTAATATTGTATGCGTTTGCATAAGCCTTTACGACTCCTTTATCTTCATCAAATTCTGTTAGTTTGTAGGCTAACTGTTTAAACTCTATTCTATCTGTCATATCTTTTAATTTAATATATTTCAATATCGTATAACTCGCTTTTAGGAAGTTTTCTCATTAAATGCTTAGTTTTTTCTATCAAAACATCTTTGTTTTCATTATTGTTTAAAAAACCAAAAACTTTTCCGTATTCGTTTGACACTTCTATTTTCATAATTTTATTATTTTAGTATTAACATTCCATCCTTATCTCTCTTACCTTCAAAACCTATAGTACAACGACAATTAATAACTTGTTTAGCTGGTGCGCTTGGATCTCCTGCATACATCATTAAAGTACCATCTGCCATTTTAAAAGGTTTATCAAAATCTACACTTTGATTATTCTCTATTGCGTGATCGTGTCTTGTTCTATTGTCACTAACCGCTATCCACGTTTTAATCATTTCAAAACCGCTGTTTTGCGCTGCTTTTACTGCTGCAAAGTTAGAAGCAAATGTCGTTTCAGTTCGTGCAATTCTTAACGCTTGCCACTTGTAAAACAATTGTGTTTTTCTAACTATATTATAAACAATATCACGAATAGAAATCAAAGAACCTTGCTTTGCAATCTCATCATTAACTGCCTTAACCAAATCATTTATTAAACTATCTCTAATACTGACTATCTTAATTAACCCTTGATTGTTCAAAAATAGTAAAATTTCCTTTAAGAACGTTTCATTAAATAGAATATTATCTTTTTTTACCCTTTCTAAAGTTAAATTGACTTTATTGCCGTAGTTTAATCCTACTTCTTTGTAAAGATCCAATAACATTACTTTTATCTTTTCATCTGTAATATTAGCATAGAGTAAATAGTTAAGCGTAGATAATGAAACGTTATTAATTGGTAAATCATTCAATAGCGTCTTTAAATGCTTCTGTATGATTCTATAGGCTTTACGCTCATATATTCTTTGCTGTTTATCCCAATTCATTTACTACTCTTTAAAACCGTTTTCAGCTTCATCATTTTCAGACCAATTATAAGAATCATCTTTATCTATTACTGTTTCTGATTTGTTATTACTAGAGAAATTTAGTGTATTTGTAGTTATGTAACCAAAACCTGTACCAACACTTGTTCCTTTTTGACATAAAATAAACTCATTTATTAAATCACTACCTTTTAAAGTTACTGTACCTAAAAAATCATCTTCAATTATCATATATGTATTAGGTACAAAGCACTTACTTTCTCCATTACAATAGATATAATTACCATTATTTTCTGCTTTTATAATATCAAAATCAATTGATAATATAAATTTACCCTCATAATAAATTTTTGCTTTTTTCATAATTTCTATTGTTTATTTACATTATCAAACATTCCCGCACTTACATCGTCTACTCTAGTTTTACCATTATTAATCCAAACAGTGTCCATTCCATCATCCGCAAGAGTTTCGTATTTAAAAGCTGTACGCATTTCGTTTGGTGTCATTGGAAAATCCTTTAGCCATTCCATCATTTTAGCCATGTCCTCTTGCATCTCTGGCAATTCAGATACATCCCACTCAATAACCGCATCTTCATAACCTTTAAAACGTTTGATAAAGTTTTTGTTTAATGCTTCTTGAATAAGTATTAAATCAGGTTGTATGTCGTTTGTAATAAGTTCTTTTCTTGCGTCTTGCGAATCGGATCTACTTAATGCACCGCCTGTTTTCTCTCCTAATAATTCTTTAGGGTAATTAAGAACGTTACAAATAGTATTTCTATCCCATTGCATATACTCAAAAGGCTTCAATTCATCAGTAGTTAATGCAATTCTTTGAAAACCTATTTCAGCACTCGATGCGCCTATTTTACCTAATCTTGAACTATCGTTATCTAATTCGATTAACTTTTCTTTTAATGAATCGGCTTGCGGTTGTGTTAGTGGGTTGCCTTTACCAAATAAGAAGCCATAAGCACCCGCATTTTGCATCATTTTAATATTGTTATCAATACCACTATTTTGACTATTTAAGTTTCTTAAAGCAGCTCTTAATGGGGAGTGACCGTATAAATGAGAACCTAACATATCAAAGTTAGGGTTTGCATATTTAATATGTATAATGTTTTCGGCTTGAAATTCAGCGTAACTATTACCCTCTGTTAACAGATATTTCTCTATTGGGTTTTCATCGTTTAACATATTAGCACCATTTTTCAATACTATTTCAATCAAATGCGATGGCAGGACATAAACCAACATAGGAGCACCTTTATTTATTCCTTCTGTGGGTGTAACAAAGTAAATATAAACGTTACCAGTAATTTTTAAATAGGTCTTACAAAGTGCAAATATATCTGACCACGTTTGCGTAGGGTTTGGATTTTCTAAAGGAAAAGGTAGTGTTTCATCACTAAAAGCCTTTGTTTCAAGTTTAATCTGCTTTACAAATTGATTAAGTGATAGATCGCCTTTAGTAGCTAATTTGAATTGGTTTAGTTCGTTAAATGCTTTCTTATCGTTTACCTTTTTAACGTAGTAAGGAACAGATACCGTTTTAACAGATTGTTTGTTTATAATAGCATACACATCAGGATTAATGTTATATCCTTTCTCTAAGTAAGTTGTATTATTATTATCATATCTAGTGTGTCCGCCACCTAATAATTGATAAAACGCCTTGTTAAATTGGTTTGCACCCATGTAATTCATTACTGAACGTGCAATAAAATCTTTTATTATATTAGCCATGTGTCAAAATTACTAAAAAATATGTTATACTACGAAAAAACTTTGTCTAAACTCAAAATACATTCTCATCATTAAAGCATCCGAGTAATCAGGCGAACGTCCTATTAACTCTTTTACCTTTTCTTTACTCATTATTTGCAGTTTACCATCACTATCTATTTTATCTCTCTTTACCTGTTCTAATTCTTTTGTAATCTCATCTAAAACAGAATTATCTTTGCAATTTACGTAAATTAAATTAGATTGTATTGATTCAGCTAATTTATAGTAACATTGCGTTTTGAGGTTTTGATATTGTACTATTGTATTTTCAACAGGCAAAGGTTTAGAATTATTTACAAATCCCTTACATCTAAGTATATCAACTACACCACCACCTACACCATCTTCATCAGCTATAATATTGTTTAATGGTACACTATGTTTATTAGATAAGTCTTTGATTGCTTTTGATGTTTCTGTAATACTTGATTTAGCTAAGGTAAATATCTCTATTACCCTAAAACCACTCCAAACCATTATAACCATCTTATCACTACCAAAACGAGCAATATCCGCACTAATATATCTTTCGCCATGTTCAACAAAGTCATTTGTAAATACGTTTTGAATATTCTCATAGTCTATTAATTTTGCTGGATCGTTATCATATTCCCAATTTCCATAATACAACCTTTGTTTACTATTGTCATCTAAAGACAAAAGAGATTCTAAGTAAGATTGAGGTAAGTGCTGGTTATCCGTTGGCAATGCCTGTATAAACTTTTTATCTTTATCAATCGTACCGTTTTTATCCTTTAAATAAAATTGAGCATAAACCCAATTCTTTGCAGGGTTACAAGTTCCTAACATCTTTGGTGTTATTCCTAATTCTTTTATCTTATATCTAATACGAGACTTTACAATCTGCCACGCTTTATAAGTAATCTGATTACACTCATCTATAAAAGCACCTGTTATCTCTAAAGAACCTAGACTGTCAAAGTTTGGATCTGACGGATATAAACACAAATCTTTTAAAAGTATTTCACTACCGTTATTCCAATAAATTATACCAGATTGTGAATTGTAGTTAAATTGGTTTGTTATACCTAATAACGATGTTTGCTCAAAGAACGTGTTTAATGTTGTTTCTTTTAATGCCTTTAATTTAGACCTCCCCATTAACCATCTAGTCTTTGGGTAGGTTTGACATTGCTCTATTAACCAAAGCACCCCTAATGCACTCTTACCTCCACCCGCAGCGCCTCCATAAATCAGTTCTTTTGTTTCATTATCTTTTAAATAATAAATAGCGTGTTCTTGCTTTTTAAGTAGCTTCATCTGGATTTATTCCGTTACCTAATGATATAATATTTTGAGTAACCTCCCCACTATGTTCTTGCTGTACTTTGTCCCCGTATTTTTTAGGATTCATTTTTGCTAACATCCATTTTCTAGCATCCATTCTTAATCTAGCTCTTTGAATAACATCGTTGTTAACTATTTCTTTGCCATCTTCTAAAGTAATAGTATCGTTAGTATTTTCATCAACAATAGATAATATATCTTCAAACATATTTTCTGCTCTTAATTCAGTAGCGCGCGCGTATTGTTTCGATTTGTTTTCATCTTCTTCTAACCATATAAAGAAAGTTGAGCTACTTGGCATTTTATCTTTACGCAAGCAACAACGCAAAGAAGCACCATTCTCAATATCTGAAATGATGCTTTTAAATATACTTTCTTTTTCTTCTTGATTATATGCCATACTACAAATATACAAAATTTATAATAAAAAAACCCTATTTTGAGATGAAGACTCTAATAGGGTTAATTGAATAATAAGAACATTTAGCCTTACTCTATTAATAGCCTCCAATAAAAACTAAGTTATTAGAATTAAACTAATCGATCAAAAAACCCTCTCTAAGCATATGCAAGACTTAAAGAGGGTAAAAATATTATTATGAAGTTCAAATATACAAATTATTTTAATACGTACGTTAAACCATTAACAATTATTTCACTTTCTATTATTTCCGCCCATTTGCCATCTTTAAATATAACATTTTGTCCTTTTAAAAGATTATATCTACAAAACAATCTTAATTCATCTTTATGAAATATAAAGTCATGACCTGTTATATGTGTTCGTGAAGGAATTAATAAGCACTTATAATTACCATTCTTATAACCTCTTTTAATAGCTTCTTTAATCAATGCTGCTTCCCATTCTTCTTGTTTTGCTTCTTCCCATATCTTATAATCTTCTTCTATTTCCCATCCATCATTGTTGTACCAATCACCAGATCCACTAAATCCATAACCATTTTCACCTCCAGTAAAAGTAATTAATTGTTCGTATTTGTCTTTATAAATCTTTCCTACTTCTAACTTTGTTTTAAAAGCCTCTGGAAACCATTTTTCTAATTCCTCTTGATTACTAACGCTTGTGCAATCATGTATTCTTAAAACTTGTTCTCTTGTAATTTTAATAATTTACTTTTTTTAATTTGTTCTAACTTCTTAGCTTCTTCTAATGCTTTTAAAGCTTCGTGTCTTAACTCGCTTGGTGTTTTGTTTATCCAGTTATTTGTTGCCATTTTTAAAACTGTTTAAATTCTCTATCAATATTATTTATCGTTAAATAAATCATTTCTAAGTTAATAGTTAAATCATTAAAATTGTTATTTAAAGTAAGATCAGCATACTTTCTTAATGCTTGTGCTATTCTAGGATAATATAACAATTCTTCATGAGGTACTATTTCTTGTTTTTTATTTACTCTAGTAGTTTTAAATACTAAAATAACCCCGCTATCGCTATCAGATATAATTTTGTAATTATCATCTAATATAATTTCTTTTGAATTTGTAAATGTTTTGTTCATAATATTTTTTTTAAGTTATTGTTTACCATAATAAAATTCATTTAATTCATTTTGATATTCTTTTACTAAATCTAAATTACCCTCCAAAATAGCTTTATTAATAAGTGTTTTTAGGTCATTTGGTCGGTTTGCTTTTGCTTTATACTTACTACATTCTGTTTTCCCTTGTGTCTTGCATTTCTCAAAGCAATGTTTACAGTTTATCCCTTTCATAATTCGCTCTTATTTCCTTTGCAATTTTACTCAATTCTTTGTAGCACTCTCTCGGAAAACTTTTAATTTGTTTTGTTCCGTACTCTGGCTCTAGTCTTGTGTTCTTTTTTCTTCCTGCCATGATTTATTTTTTATATTAGTATATTTAATATTATTCGAAGTCTATAAGCGTTTTTAAGTAAATTAATAGATCCCAATGTTCAGATAATAGCGTGCCTTTATTTTGCATACTCAATTCTTCGTTTAATTCTTCTAAACTTTCAATAATTAATAATATTTGATCTTGTGTCATATTGTTTTAAATTAACTAAAATCAGCTCCGTAATACTCAAGCAATAACAAAACTACTGTTACTAAGGTAAAAAACACTAATACTGATATTTTTTCTGACTTATTCATTATTTTATTTCTTTTAAGTTTTCTATTAATTCCTTTATAATTTCAATTTGCGCTTGTGTACGTGATGCATTTGAATATAATTTACTTTCTACAAAAACATCTAACTGTTTGTTATATTTATAAAGTTTGTGTTCGTATGCTTGTATAAGTTCTATTACTGTCATAATATTTATTTTTTTAGTAGTTTTATTTTATGCTTTAAATTTTCTATAGTGATAATATGAAGTAAGCTATCAACACTTTCAAACCTTTGCTTAACTTCTTTAGACCTCCATTCTTTAAGCTCTTGTTTTAATTTTGTAATTTCTAGTGTCATAATATTATTTTTTAGTTGTTATTTATTTTACAAATATACAATACTTTTTTAATTAAACAATACTTTTATTAATTATTTTTATTTTATTTCTTTGATTAGAATATCATACTTTAATTTTATAGCTACTAATTCGTTCTTTGTGTACTTATAATTTCGCTTTTCATTTGATTCTGCTTCTAGTTGTTCTACAAATTCAATTCCGTATCTTTTAATCAATCCTTTTCTATACTCCAATAAGTTACCGCTTAAATACTTGTTACAATACGTATTACAAGACCCGTGGCAATTTCTAGGATCAAACATTAAACCCGAATACATACCAGCAGAAAAGTAATGTGATCCGCACCAATCAGCAGGCTTTGGATTGTTACAACTAATGCATGGCAAATTTTTGTCTCTGAGGCGAATCCAATGCTGAAAACTTTTCTTTGCTTCTGCTTCATATTGTGAAAGTGTTTTAATCGATTCTTTTATCTTGGCCTTTTCTCTTTTCCATTCTAAATCCTCTTTGTTCGCTTTTATAGTCTTTTGATACGCTATTGCACATAATAACGAACATACATCCTGAAGAGGTTGTTTAATTTCAAATACTTCCTTACAATTTTTACACTTACGTTTAGATACTTTTTTCATTAAACCTAAGTTTTAATACATTTCGATACACTAAGTTAACACGCTCTTTATTTACTCCCATTAGTAAATAATATTTCATTATTCTATTTATACGCTGCAATGCGGATTGTTTTCTTTTCATGGTTTTATTTTTTTATTGATATATTTTTTTAATTCCCTTAATTTATCATCTATAATAGACAATGTGTCTTTTAATAAAGCATCAACTAAATATTTGTTTTCTTCTAAATTTCCCCAGTCGTGCTTTTCAACTAATTTTCTCTTAATGTAATTAACTGCTATTTTCATAATATTTATTTTTTTAATTTAATCAGTACATCCACCGCTATTACATCCAGAACCAGTACCAAAAATAAAATCCTGTTGTAATCCTATTTTTTCAATGTTTGAAAATTTCATTTCTTTTTTCCATTTTCTGTTTTTATACTCTTGCTCTTTAAACCATTGCATTTTTAAAGGTTCGTCATCAAAGTTTTTTCTAAGTTGTTGCACTGGTTTATGAAAACAACCTACACAATTACTATCTTCTGGAAAATTTAATCCTGTAGACAAACTCCATAAGTAAATTTGATAATGATCTATTTTATTATCGACTAAAGGATATTCTAACTCTCTATATTTTTCTGTTATCCATTTATTCCTTCCATTATCTGAAAACCCATTATGAAATTTAAAATCTGTATTCTCATAATTAACCCTATGTTCTTCATCGTATCTAATACCTAATCTAGTTAAAACAATTTCTTTTATTTCGTTTCTGCAAAATTCAGAAATAGGCTTTATCTTCATTTCAGTAGTGCAGAATCTAGTCATTTGATTTGGCAAATAACCGCTTTTATCTATAATAACTTTCTCAAAAGTTTTACCAGTTAGCCATTTTATTTCAGTTCCTATTAATTGCTCTAAATCCAAAACTAATTTTAAAGTTTTATCACTTTCAGCAGTTGCTATAAATTCCATTCCTATCTTATCTGATATAATTTGAACAAATTTTTTATCCTTTGGAGTACATCTTACATCTTCAATTCTAACCAATGAAAATAAATTATAATCTGCTGGATAATGTTTAGCTAAATAAGACGATGTTTTACCGCCTGATACACTGTTAACTGTTTTCATTTTGTAATAATTTTATATAATTTTTACCATTCTTACTAATAATAACGCTGTTCTTTAATAATTCTTTGTTTTCGTAAATGTTTCCTATTACATTATAATTACACATTAATTTTGACATTGCAGTAATTCCACAAATACAAAAAACACCATCTATAAATTCAACTTCTCTAAATCTATCATTTCCATAATCCACTATATCCCCCTCATAAATGTCTACACCGTTTTTGTCGGTTAGTCCTGTGAATTGCATAACGTCATAATTTTTATAATACTCATCTTTTTTAGGGATACCGTACATATACAATACACCTTTTAAATTCATGTAAAATTCTCCGTCATGTTTATTTGAATATCTCATCTCTTTGTTTAATTCATCAAATGCTCTAAACTTAATTTCTCTTTCCATAATATTTATATTTATTTAATTAATAATATTGAGTTATCTCTTCTTCTATTTCCGTATTCGTTACTCCCAGCCATTCTATAATTACCTTGCATACTTTAGAATATAACTCATTAAATTCTGATTGATCCATAGACGCGAATGATATGCTTAACGGCTTTTTTATTCCGTTTCCTTGCCTATCTCGTATCATTCTGTAATATCCCGAACTAATTGTTAAATCTTCCCTTAAATCGTCGATATTTGAGTAAACATCTTGATTTTGAAAAGCCAAGTTAATCAAAGCAAAAAACTTTCTATGAAATTTATAATTTCTAGGCATTTTAAATTCAAACTCATAAATTTGATTTAATTTAATTTTCTTTAGGCTTTCGTTGTCGCTATCGTATGCAGGCTTTAATCCTGATAAAGTTCGAATAAGTGCTATTTTCATGATTTTTATTTTAGTATAATTCATTATAATTAATACTTCTCATTAAATATATAAACATTCCAAATTCCCCTGCTATAAATATAAAATTTGAAATATTGTTCCAGTTTTCATAAAATATAGTATTTGATATTACAGAACATATTGTATAATAAAACAAAAGAACTATAAGTGATGGTATAATATTTTTTATCATTTTTTTTAAGTTAATTATTCTATTTTAAAATTTGTTTTACTGAACTAATACTATAAGGATTAATTTTTTCTACTATTTCAACTTTCCTTGCTACTTGTTTTTTAATCCATTGTTGATTTATGCAATAGCCTTGCAAAAACAATTGTAAAGTGTCTTTTATCATAATGTTTATTTTATTTTTATACTAAAAATATCTCCGCAATTATCACATATTAAAGATTTAGTTACGTAAATTCCTAATTTACAATTAATGCATTTTTTACCAACCGTTAAATCTAAAAATCTTTTAAGTTCTTTTTTTTCTATCATAATGTTTATTTTTAAAATGGTACTCCGTTAAACTCATCATCTTCATCTAATAAAATAGTTTCAAATGCTTCTGTAGGTGTTTTTGTTATTTGTATTTTTTCTTCTTGTTCTACATTGTCGGTTCCGTTTCTAACTTTGTCAAAATATGTGAAAGGCGAACATCCGTTAAAGTAATATCTTTGATCTCTAATATTAAAAGTAATGCAATCAATGTTTTGAGGAATACCTACTAACTTTTGCTTTTTAATCTTTTGACTTCCAAAAATAACATCAGGATCTTTAAAGTCTAGTGATCTGTTAGGTCGCCAAATATACATAACATTATCTGCTTTATCAGCAAATGTACCACCGCCTTTAATATTATTTAATTCTGGTCTGTAATATCTTCCGTCATCTTTATCGTTTTTTCGTGCGGTTAATTGGTGTGCTACTAGGTTAACACTTAAATCTTCTTCAACTGCAAACCTTTTTAATTGTGACATAAAACGACTAATATATAAATCCTCACGCTCTCCGTTGTTCATTAAATGCTCAATCGTATTGTACGGATCAATGATAAGACCTCTTATTCCTTTTTTCTTTACTAAATATTTAGCCTTATCAAAAATTGTTTGTATCTTAAAATCCTTTTCAGGATAGATAACAAAGAAGTGATCTTTTACAAAATTCATTCCCTCTTTGTATTCTGATTCACTCATGTAATTGTTAGAATAAAAAGGATCACAAGATTTACCTATGTATGTTTCAATTAAGTCATTAAAAAAATCATCTAAAGGGAAATTTTCAGGGCTAAATACAGCAAACTTCCATCCAGAACTAAACGCTTTTATTAATGCTAATTGATTTAAAAATAAAGATTTACCCTCGTTTTGGTATCCAGTCCATAAATTAACTTCTTTAGCTCTCCAAGTCCAAGCCTTATCTACTTCGCTTATTCCTGTTGTTTCGCCTCTGTTTTGTCCGTTTCTGTATCCGTTTAACATTGAAGCTGTTATATCTTCAATTGTAAAAATACCATCTACTTTTACATCTTTAGCTAGTTTAACAGTATTCGCAAGTGATATTTTACCATACTTAATTAAATAATCGTTTGCGTCTTTACAATCGCCAAAATCAACTATTTTACACTTTTCTGCTCCGAATCTACGTATTAATTCTTTTTGTCCTTTTTGACCTGCTTCATCATTATCTACTGCAATAAAAATAGTTTCTTTACCTTCGAAATAATTATAATAATTATCTATGTAGTCAAGATTTAATTCGCCTTTTAAATTAAAGCCATTTGGAACAGAAACCACATTTTTAACACCAGCAGTTAAATAACTCAATACATCAAACTCTCCCTCAACAATAACGCAAGTATCTTCTGTTGCTATATTATCTAAATTGTAAAATATCTTTTCAGCGTCTTTATAAAGTTTAAAATTCTTTTTACCATCTCTGTATTTTACATTTATTAATTCATCTTTAAAATAATAATCAAAGCAAATGCAGTTTTCTTCTTTTTTTGTTTGTGGCATCCACTCTTTTGACTCTCTAACTTTTAACGATTTTAAGGCGTTAATTTCTATCGATCTAGTATTACATACGTAATCTATAAATTTATCGCTGTAATCGTTTAAAACATTACTTAAAAAAGGTTTAGCATATTCTTTTACGTTGTTCTTTTTCTTAAATGTGTGTAATTGTGTTGTTTCTCCGCAATGAGAACATCTGCCAAGCCCTGTATCCCAAAAAACAGACATACACTTGTCTTTACTTTTTTTTCTACTTTCCGAGCATTTAGGACATGTGCTAGTTTTAGCCCCTGTGGGTACTGCATAAACATTAAACAATTCTATTTCGTAACCATTTATTTCATCTAACATAATACTTTTTCTTTTAAATATTTTTGATATGCAAAGTGTGCTTCTATTTCTTTTTCAAAAGTTCCTAAAAAAACTTTCTTTTTATTGTGCCATATATTTGCATTCCACTTTTTATTTTTAGAATGAAAGTGAACTCCAGTATATTTTGAAGTCTTATTTTCATACATTGATAAATTTTCTCTATTAGTTAAAATTCTTAAATTATTAGAGTTATTATTTAATTTGTTTTTATCAATGTGATCTACAACTTTTTTATTTGTTCCATCTGGTTTGTGATTTAAAAAACACTCTGCAACTAAAACGTGTACTAATATTGTTTTTGATTTTTTATTATCAAACAAAGTAACTCTATAATAACAAATTCCTTTTTCAATATTTCTACCAGATAATCCTTTTTTTAACAATTTACCAGTTTTGATATTTAAAACATTTCCGTAATTACTAACTTTGTAATTGTCAAATCTTTTTAAATGTTTCCATATTTCTTTATTTTCCATATCTAAATTTGATTAGTTTTACCTTTTATCTTTTCTCTAAAATTAGATAAATCTTGCTTTTTAAACCAATAAGTAAAATGTTCTTTATATTCTTTTACAGTTTTCTTTTGTTCTTGCATCGTAATAAGATGATTTTTAAAAATATCTAAAAAAACATTAATAACTTCAATACTAACTTTATTTTGCATTGCGGTTACTTCAATCCATTGACTTGAGTTTTTACATTCAGAAACGAAAACATCATTATTAATAATATTTTCTTCTCTTATCTTCTCTTCTCTTATCTTATCTTCTCTTATGGCTTTAGTTTCGCTTAACGGAATTAAAGCGGTCGGTTTATTTTCGCTTTCAATTGGCTTTTTTGGTCTACCGCCTTTAGAACCATTTGCAGAGTTTTGTTTACTAGTTTTTTCTACATCAATTAATTGATTATCAAGAAACTTAATAGATATAAATTCTCCTTCTAAATCAATAATGCCCTCACTTATTAATTCATCAATTTCTTCTTTGTAGTTTAACCTCTTTAATACCTGATCTACTGTTAATTTGCAATTTCTTTGCCAGTAGTATGAACATATATTAATAAATAAACCTTGTGCAGATAAAGAACAAAAAGATATATTTTTAGTTAGATATTCTGCTGGTTCAAATTTAAAGTAAGGGAGTTCTTTAGCCATATTATTGTAAAAAAAATGCTCAATAGATTGGGAGTGGAGTCCCGCACTATTGAGCTTGTAAAAAATTTCTTTAGTTGTATTAATGCTCCACCAGTAATACTTTTACAAATGTAATACTATTTTTTAGATAAAAAAATATTTAAGCCAAAAATAATGATAATCTTTTAATTCTTTTATGTAGTCTTTCATGGTTGTTTATTGTAAAGTATTAATGTCAATTGCTAATTCTGCTTTTATTAGTCCATAAATGTCAAAGTGCCATTCCAATAACTGTTGAACTATTAAAAAACCATCAAATAAATCAATTTTTTGAGAATAATCTTTTGTCTCTACGTCTAATTCTAAATTATAATTATCATACTTATAAGGAACTAAATCCTTGCTACTAGCTCTAAACCTTGTGTTTAAAATATAATTAGGTACAAACTTTTCTCCATTAACTTCAATCTCTTTTGTAAGGTCTGAAAGCGGGCGTAGAATTGGTTTAAAATCAGTAGTATCTTCTGTTTCGTAGCAATAAGATTGTTCGAAATCTCCATTAATACTCCATTCATTCAAAGTCATCATAGTGTCACAACCATATTCTGTTTTTATCTTCAACCTATAAGGCAAATAACCTGCTAAGTGTTTTAATTCTAATTTCAAAATAATATTTTTTATTTGTTAAACATACGCAAATATAGTTATTTATTTTATATAAGCAATACTTTATTTAAAGTAATTTATTATCTATATCTGGCAATCCTTTTCCGTTATTTCTTATTACCGTATATCCTGCGTTTGATGTATAACCTAAATCCTCACTAAATCCATTACCTGTAAAATAGCTTCTACAATGCATCCTAAAATGATCTACAGAATCATCTTTTACTGTTTTGTACTCTTTCCTTTGTGCAACGCTTAATTTTTGAATATAGCTATGTAAATGACCTTCTAAAACTACATTAAACATTCCCTGCACACCGTAATTCCAGCAAATCCATTCAGTAGACTTTTTAGATATTCCTTTATGGCCATGTAATAAAATGTAATTAATTCCGTCTATTGGCGTGCTTATTACTGTAGGATGAAATTCTACTTTATATCCCATTAATTCAAGTGCAAAAGCAATTAAATCAGCAGCGCCAGCATCGGTATCTTCATTTTTATCTGAAGTTAAGCGATCATGGTTACCACCTACTATTTTTACAAAACCTAAATTATTAATTTTAGATAGTAGTTTTTCATGTAGTATTTTAGCAGTAAATTTTATTACTTCCGCACCTATCATTCCTTTTTGTAAACCTTTCCAACTATTTTTATGGTTAAGTCCTGTAAAAGATTCTATTAAATCTCCAAGACAAAGTACATTGACTTCCTTAGAATTATTTTTATTTATTTTGTATGCGGTTTGTTCAAAATAATCTACTAAAATTGGAATAGAATAATCTTTAGTTCTTGTTAATCCATCAATGTAGGCTCCAACGTGCAAATCTGAAATTACTAAATTATCAATATCATTACTATCTGTAATCTTTGATTTATATTTATAAACTTTTGATAATTCACTTTCTAAAATTAATTTTATATCCTCAAAGTTTTCCTTTTCCTCATCACTTTCATAAAAAGCAATATTATAAAATGGGATTCCTGTATGCGTTACTAATTTAAAAGACCGTACTTTTTCAAAATCTAATCCCCAAAATTTACAATAAGTTTCAATATTCATTATTTTACCATTACTAGCAACTGCGGTAAAAAATTGTTTTTTAGGCTCATAACCTTTTGTTGTTGTTTCTGTAGTTTCAATATCTAAAGACCTAATTAATTTAAGTTCTTCTTGTTGTTTTGAATCTAATCTGTATTTTGCGTTACCTTTACCCTCGTTTATATTCAACTCAAAACCTAATGAAATTGCTTCATGATCTTTTAACCTTAGTCTTATTTTAGTCATAATTAATATTTTAAATTAGTTTAAATTCAATTCCTTGTTTTAATAATGAAATAACTTTTTGTTTGTGTAAATCGTTGTCTAACCTACATTGTGTTATTAACTTGTATTCTTTACCATCTGAAACCCTTAAAACTTTTTTACCTGTATGAGAGTTTCCTATTCTTTTATCTGTTAATACTTTGTTGTAATATTTGTTTTCACTTACTTTTAGTTCCTTTTCAAATTTACCGTTTGGTAGTCTATGATATATTTTTATGTTCTTCAATGTACAAATCAATTAAAAATTTTGTTTTCTCTAAATCTTCTATAAAGTTACCTTTTTTTCTACACCTCATCACTCTTTTAATTATGTCAAATTCGTATGAGTTAAGTTCTTTATCTTCGCAAAATTTGTAAAGTGAACCGCTTGCATTGTCGTAGTGTTTTTGTTCATTTATAATTATTTTTTCTTCATGTAGTTTTTCCCAATAATCATAACCTTCAAATGTTTCCCACCAATTAAAGGCATATTTAATACTATCTGTATATTTATCATATTTTTCTTTTGCAGTTATCTGATATTCAAAAGCTTTTATTTTAATATCTTCTGGTAGTTCGCTAATTTTCATAATTAATTTTTGAGTTTAAGTTAATTTCAGTTAATATTTTGTATTGTTATTTAATCTCGTATTCTAAATCAGCTAAACAAAAACCTATTGCATCCGTAGTATCATCTATTTGTTCATTATCTCCTTTTACTTTTTCAAGAATTTCAATTACCTCTTCTAGTTTTAGCATTGCTTGTTTTATTGCGTTTTTTGTTGTTGATTTCATTTTTTTTTATTTAAATTATTTATTCATTTTTGATTCGTAAATATAATATGTTACTGTTGTTTCTATTGGGTAATATTTATACGGTACAGGCATTACAAAACAATTTAAATCATATAAATTAACTCTACCTTTTCTTTTACTAGGTTTTATTTTGTTTGTGTAAATTCTGCTATAAACACCTTTTATTGAAAGTTCTAATTGACTAGAAATTTCTTTAACTGTCATATTACTCATAATTATTTTTTATTAATAACCCGCCAAATTAATAGCGGGTTTGTTGTTAAATTTTTATTCCTTTTTCAATCAAAAAAGACAAATGTTTTTCTTTTGTATTTAAAACAAAATTATCTTTAGTTTTGAATATTAAAGTATTCATGTCTAATTCTAAATAAGTATGAGCTTTTCTATGTTCTTTTACTTTTAAAATTGTTACATCTTCTAAATAATCATTATTATAATTCCAATGATGTAATTCAAAACCTTTAGGAACTTTAAATTTTCTATTTAAATTTTTGTATTTAGAAGTTTTAGTCCAAGACTTATTTTTATTTAAAATTTTACTCCTTTCAAAATAATTAAGTCTATGATATTTTTCTCTAGCTCTTTCTCTTTCTTTTTCTATAAATAAAGGATCTTCTGATTTTCTATAATAATCTTTTTTCACATCTATTTTATTACAGATTTTACATTTATTTACGTGTCCATCTGCCATTTGAGAATGTTTGTAAAATTCATTTAATGGCTTTTCTATTTTGCATTTAAAGCATACCTTCATATAATTACATTTAAGTTTTAACAAAGATATGCTTTTAAAATGGAAACTAAAATTAATTAAAAAGGTAATTTACTTTTATTAGTTTTATTTTTTAGGGATTACTAAAAACCCTTAATTAAAAGGTAAATCATCTGGTTCATCTTCGTTTAAATTTGTAGCGGGTACAAATGCTTGTTTTGCTGGCGTAGGTGTTTGTAAAGAAGTATCTGCTTTAAAAACTTTCCAAGCATCCAAAGAATTAAACCATCTTCTACTTGTTTCTAGCTCTCCTGCTTTTAAATAACTCCTGCCTCTAAGGTTATAATCAATATCAACAAAATTACCTACTTTATTGTATTGTAAAAAGTTATCCGCTTTATCTCCTGATGTTTCAAACACAACCTCTTGTTTGTATTGTCCATCTATTTCAACTACAAATTCAACTTTTTTATAAGTATCTGTAATTTGTTTTAACTCTCCGATGTTAATGATTTTAACGTTCTTTAATTCCATGTTTATTTATTTAATTATTATTGATTATTTATTAAAACAGAGCCGTACACGTCGATACGATTTAGGAATGTCACATACGTTAACTTCCCTCTGTTTTTATTATTGATTATTTCTTTTATTAAAAAGATAGGTTTGTAATTCGTTTTTAGCTTTCTTTTCTGCCTTTTTAAGGGTTAAATAATTTTTATCGTCTTTGTTGTTGTCGTACTCGTTTGACTCCCTAAATTCGACGTAAATTAAAGATTCCCTTTCTTGCTGCTGCATTGCGTTAAATTGTTCTTCACGCATTATGCAAAATATCTCTTTTGATAAGCCCATTACTTTAAATATAATTTTAATTCATCCTTTGTATTAATCTCTGTTTTAGTCGCTCCTTTTATACTTGTAAACACTTTTTGTAATTCTAATAATGTTCCACAGCTTCTCATTTGACTAATATAATCAGGTCTTTGCTCTTTTATTGGTGCGCTCGCTTTATTTCCGTCATCATCTTCTGCTTGTAAGCCTAATAGAGATTGTAAAGTGTATCTTCTGTAATAAGTAATTGCAGAACCTAATTTTTGCGGATCTTGTAAGTTAGGCAAAGCTATGTCACTACCTACATTATCTCCAGTTTCAACATGGTAAATAATACTAAATACTTTATTGTCTTTTAATGGCTGCAATAAAAGCAAACCGTTCTTTTCTAATAAAGGCTCTACTTGTTGAATAAGTGAATTAATATCAAAATACTTTGACTTAAAGAAAGGGTTAGTTTCTGTCTTTGATAATGTACCGACTTCTTTTTTTACGT